ACCGAAACATTGCGCTCACTAGATATGTATAGATGGGACCCGAATCCCAACTTGATTCGAGAGAAGCCCGTTCACGATTCATCTTCTCACATGGCAGACGCGTTGAGATACGCACTTTACAGTTTTGAAGAGAACGCTCCAACATTCTAAACACCGAGTAAAAATAATTCTTGACTTTCAACTGACCTATAGCTATAATGATTAAAATTAGATGGTAGAATTAAAAAGAGACCCAGTAAAATACATCCGAGATAGGGCAAAATCGAAGTACGAGAAGGGTTCTGAATGTCGGATATGCGGCGTTAAGATAAAGTTAGACTTTCACCATTTCCATACTCTAGCTCCTTTACTGCGTAAATGGTTAAGTGAGAAGCAAAAGCTTCGTCCAGACCATTACACAGATGAGTATTTAATAATCTGGAGAGACGAATTTATAGATGATAACTGGGCTGAACTTTACACTGAAACAGTCACCCTATGTCACGATCATCATCTGAAACTACATTCCATTTACGGAAGAAACCCCCCGCTTCACACTGCAGAAAAGCAGAAGCGCTGGGTAGAAATACAACGAGAAAAATATGGCTTGGTATGATTTCTGGAAACAGGAAAAGTTAAATCCCGCGCAAGAAGAGATTGTAGTAAGTCTCGAAGGCTCGGGCCCTATTGCTTCTAGAGAAATCGTACATAACTATAAAGCGTACTACGAGTACCTCGAAGTTGTGAACCGCGCCGTAAATATGATTGTAGATGATGCAGCTGAAATTCCGTTGCGAGTAGGTGAACCAATTCAAGGATTGAATTCAGTAACCAAAGGTATAAGGCGTTCTCGTGTTGACTTATTGTTAAACAAAGAGCCTAACCCTTTTCAAGACGTTTCTACTTTTAAGCGAAACCTCATAATCGACTATATACTAGATGGAAATATCTTTATATACTTTGACGGAGTTTCTCTGTATCATCTCCCCGCTAATTACATGGACATTGAGCCAGATAAAAGAACCTACGTACAAGGCTATACTTTTCAGACAAGTATAGACTATACTCCTGATGAAATCATTCATATTAAAGAAAACAGTTTTCATAGCATCTATCGTGGTACTAGTCGTTTAAGGGCAGCTCAACGAAGCATGTCTCAGCTTACACGTATGCGTGAATTTCAGGACAATTTCTTTAAGAATGGCGCTGTACCAGGTTTGGTAATTAAGTCACCCTCTGTCATTAGTGAGAAAAATAAAGAGAGAATGATTCAATCTTGGGTCACGCGGTATAGACCGGATGGTGGCGGTAGACGCCCATTAGTGCTGGACGGCGGAATGGAGTTAGACTCAATTTCAAATATTAATTTTCGTGAGCTAGACTTCGAATCGTCTATTGACTCCGCAAACAAAGAAGTATTAAAAGTACTTGGCGTACCGCCAATTATGTTAGACTCTGGTAATAATGCCAATATTCGTCCTAACCACAGAATGTATTATTTAGAAACTATTCTGCCTATCATAGAGAAGGTAAACAAAGCTTTAGAAAGATTCTTTGGTTACACCATAACCCCGGATATTAGCAACATTCCTGCACTTCAGCCAGAGCTAAGAGACTCAGCAGCCTATTATTCTACACTAGTAAATGCAGGGATTATTACACCTAACGAAGCAAGAGAAGCTTTAAACTACGATGAGGTTTTTGGCGCTGGAGAAATACGTGTTCCTGCCAACATTGCAGGCTCAGCTTCAAATCCCGCAGAAGGCGGAAGGCCACAAGAGCAAGAGGAAACTTAAATGACAAAATCCGAAGTTTTAAAGGTTATGATTGATTTCTTTCATGAGCAGGGACGTGTGCCCTCTAGAAGTGAATATTATAAGCTAGGACCAGACGTATGGCCTATCAATCCAAGACTTTTAACAAGATATTTTAGAGGTAGGGGTTATAACTCTATCGTTAAAACTGCTGCACAGATGTATCCTGCAGATTGGAACTCAATTGGTAGTAAGCCTGTTGAAGAACCTAAACCAATGAAAAAGCCCGTTCTTGAGCCGGCTTCAGAAGATGACCTTTCTCCTCTGGAGAAATTAAAATCTATAAAAGGAGAATCAATTGAATAAAATTTTTCATATTGGCTCCACTTTTAAAGCCTATGAAGATGGGGATGATCTCCATATCACAGGTATGGCCAGTACTAATAGTACTGACCGAGTTGGAGATATTATTGAATCTGAAGCCTGGACAAAGGGCGGACTTCAAAACTATTTAAACAATCCAGTTATTCTTTTTAATCACGACTACAACCAGCCGATTGGCCGAGCAATTTCGCTTGGTACTAACGACAATGGTCTGCAGCTAAAAGCAAAAATTGCTAAATCTGCTGGACATGTAGGAGAGTTAATTAAAGAAGGCGTCCTTGGAGCTTTTTCAGTCGGGTTTCGAGTCAAGGATGCGGAGTATATGACCGAAACCGATGGATATAAGATTAAGGACGCAGAGTTATTGGAGGTTTCCGTAGTTACGGTTCCTGCTAACCAAGCTGCTACCTTTTCTCTTGCTAAGTCTTTTAACTCTGATTCAGAATATGAAGACTTCAAGAAATCTTTCAAAACAGTAGATTCCTTAACAGAATCTAATAACCTTCAGGAAACTGAAAAACATCTAGATTCCGTTAACGAATCAATGCCTACCGACTCTGATAAAGTCGAAGCACAGGAGAAAACTATGAGTGATATCGATATTGATGCGATTGTGGCTGCTGCTGTCGAAAAGACCGCAACTGCAATGGCAATGAAAGAAGCTGAACGCAAGTCAGAAGAGAAAACGCGATTGGAAGCAGAACAAAAAGCTGCTGCCGAAGCCGAAGCTCAGAAGTCTGCACAAGAAGCTCAAATTGCAACCGCTGTATCTAGTGGTGCAGAACGTTTAATGGCTGACGTCGAAGCAAAAATGAGTGCTAAAGACGCTGACCATGCAGAAATTATTGGTTCATTGCAAAATGAACTGAAAGAAAAAGCCGCTGAAATTGAAAAAATTCAGCAGAGCAAGCGAGTCTTCTCAGACCGCGCTAGCCAAAAGTCTGAATTGTCAGAAGAAGATATGGTAAATGCACACGTTTTGGGTGTAGTTACTAATAAAGGTATGGACACTCGTTTTGGTCGTTCTATCATGGAAAAAGTTAATGCCAGCTCTGGTGTAACTGTTCCTACTTCTACTACTGCGGACTTTGAGTCAACAGTATCTACCGCTATTCAGCGCGATATTGAGCTTGAACTCGTTCTTGACCCTCTTTTCCGTAAGATTCAGATGAATGCTGCTTCTATGGTTATCCCAACTATGCCTGATGCAGGGTATGCAGAGTGGCTTGGTAGCAATGCTGCCGGCACTGGCGCAGGTTCTGCCTTCAAGGGTAACTTAGGCGATCGTGATGAAGCTTCTCCCGGCGCTAACGCTGGTATTGGCTTAGGTAGCAAAGTCTTGACCGTAGAAAAGTTGGTTTCTAAGTCTTTCATGGCTAATGAAACTGAAGAAGATGCAATTATGCCTATTCTTCCTTTGATTCGTGAAGCTATGGTACGTGCTCATGCACGCGCTATTGAGCATTCAATTCTTCAAGCTGGTCATACTGCTGAAGTAGTAAACGCTGGGGGCCAAACTGGTCTTATCCAGCAGGCTATTGCTGCTAGCAAGAAGCTTGATACTGGTGCTTCTGCTGGTGCAGCTAGTGTTACTGCTACTACTGCTGCTTTGTTGAATATGCGTCAAGCAATGGGTAAATACGGTCGTCGTCCTTCAGACGTAGTTTATGTTGTATCTTTAGATGCATACTACGATTTGCTTGATGATGCTGAATTCCAAGATGTAAACTTGGTTGGTGGCGATCGCGCTACTAAGATTTCAGGCGAAATTGGTCAGGCTTATGGCTCACCCATTATCGTTTGTGACGAGTTTACTGCCGGTAAAACTGCTAACAAGGTTTGGGGTGTTGCTGTCAATACTCGTAACTTCCTTGTACCAGTATTACGTGGTGTAACTGTTGAATCAGACTACGATGTTGAAAATCAGCGTCGAGTACTGGTTGCTACTCAGCGTCGTGGCTTTGATGTCATGTTTGCTGATGCAGGGCAAGTTGTTTGTCACGCTTGGTAAGATGTTTAGGATGGGAAGCCTTCGGGCTTCCCAAGCCTTTTTAGGAAAAAAATGGCTGATTTAATTACATTAGACGATTATAAACTACTGGAAGGGATAAACTCTACACAGTTTGACGAAAAGTTCGAGACGCTAATTACGAGTGTAAGTAAGCTTGTCCGAACCTATTGCAACAGTGAGTTTGACACCTATGCTAGTAGCCCCGGATATACTGAATTTTTTGATATTCAGTGGGATACGTATACTGTCCAACTAAAGTACAGTCCAGTGATTAGTATTACTAATGTATATGAAAGAGTAGGGCAATCCACTGCTTATACAGAATTATTTACTAACGGTGGAGGAACTCCACCAGAATATTCGTGGTATTTAGATCAAGTTTCTGACTCTATTTTTAGAACGCAAGAAAGCGGTGCATATAAAAACTGGCCTCGTGGTGTAGGGTCGGTCAAAGTAACATATTTAGCGGGGTATACAACTCTACCCACAGATTTACAACTGGCAGTAGCTGATATTATCACTTACTACCATTTAAACGAACACAAAGACAGACAGAGCATTGGCTCAGCAACTCGTGAAGGTTCCGGTTCATCCTCTATACGATACGACCCAGGATTTCCAGACCATATTCGTAGAGTTTTAGACATGTATAGGATACAATGAGTAAGGCTATTGTAGATGGTATTATTCGAAGTTCTTTAAATAGAAATGTAAAACGCTTCGACACACTAGCTAGAAAATACTCTGCTGCAAACAACCCTCACCATTTTCGTCTTACTGAGGAAGATTTTAGAAACACCATAGTTAAAAATTTTGCAGCTATTATGTCAAAAATAGTAAACGGAGACCCTTTAGAGAACCCTAAAGTCAGAAGCTTTTTAGAAAAAGTAGCTAAAAGAGTATTTAACCAGTACGCTAAAAAGTATGTCTTAGGTAAAGGAGAAAGTATAAATGTTTATCCCACGTATATACTGCTTTATCAACCCAGCTTACGGGAGAACAAATTAAAGGCTCCTATATTTGATATTGCTTTACCTCTAATAAGAAGAGGTTTTAAAAATGTTTTAAAAGGAAACGCTGACTCTGCTTTTGGTTCGAGGAGTTCTCAGTTTACGAGACGAACCCAGTTTCTACATATAGGAAAAGAAACTTCCGGTGTGGAAGGACTGAGACTATTAGGCAATACTGTTACAGGAAGACAAGTCAATGAGGATGGACAAGGCCCTAGAAAATTTAGAAGTTCTGAAGTAAGTAATAAAACAATAGAATCAAATATTGAAAGAAGTTTAAAAGCTTCTGGAGTCTCTATAAACGTTAGTACTTCAGAAGCAAGAGAAGCAGGAACAAATGTTATTATAGATATGCTTCGTAGACTAGATATTAATTGGGAAAGCGGAGAAAAGCAAAAGTCAAATGATTATAGAAAAAAGATAGATGTATTTGGAACAGTAGGACCCTCAGTAGATAATAGGCCCGGATCGGAATCTTATGACTGGATTAATCTTCGTGCTCAGATGGAAGAAGAAGTTGCTAAAGCTTTATTTGACGATGTAGAAGACTTTGCCAATAAAGCTGCAAGTATGTCTCCTGTAGAGAAACTTAAAAGAATTGCGGCAAATCAAGTTATAGATGCTTTTGGAAGAGCTCAAAACAAAAATTTTAAAGTAAAAGCAAAGAAAGAAAAAGTACCTAAAGCTAAGAGAGACAAATCTATTAATGTTGGACAACCGAATAAGAAGAATACTAGATTACGAGGAGGTGCTATAGCTGTAGGAGCTATTAAAGGTCAATCTAGTAGTAATCAAGCAACTAAAAAGAATAGTGCTCCTCGCTCTAATTTATTAAGGCTTCAGGCTATACTGAATGCTAAACTACCTGCAGAAGTTCGTAAAAACATGGGAGCACCCGCATTAGAGAATAGAAGCGGGGCTTTTGCAAGTAGCGTTAGAATTACAGACATAAGTACTACTGCTAAAGGATTTCCGAGTATAGGATATACTTATGATAAGAGCCCCTATCAAATTTTTGAGATGGGCAAGGGAAAGACTCCCTGGGCAAGTGCTCAAAGAGACCCAAGAAAACTTATTGATAGATCTATAAGAGAAATCGCATCGGAACAATTAGTAGGAAGATTCTTTACTAGGAGAATGTAATGGCAACCAGAGACTATACGTCACGAAGAATGGCAATTGTTCAGGCTCTCGTAGTAAAATTAAAATTAATTAATGGAAACTTTCCATACAGAACAAACTTATATAATAACGTAGAACCAAAACTATTGTTCTGGGACGAAGTACAAGATTTTCCTGCAGTACATTGTAGTGCAGGAGCAGAAACTAGACAGTATCAGGGTGGTGGCTATAAAGATAGATTTATGACTCTGACATTGAGAGTGTATGTTCAACAAGAAGATGCCGTATTAGGCTTAGAAAAACTTTTTGAGGACATAGAAACAGTAATAGAAGATAATTCAGCATTATCCTATACAGATCAAGACGGAACAGCGCAATCAGTACATCAGCTTACAATAGTAAGTTTAGATACTGATGAAGGCGCACTAGAACCTTTAGGCGTCGGAGAAATCGTTTGCGAAGTTCGATACTAAGGTTAGGAAGAGAGTAATCTCTTTGGAGAAATAAAATGGCATTACAATTTACAAGAGACGTACAAGTCGCAATCAAACTTGGCAGTGATATTTGGGAAGTACCTGTACTTGATGGTTTTTCCTTTTCACAAGCAATTAATTCTTCTGAAATTACAGTAAGCGAAGCGGGGGCAACCTCAAGACGTGGACGTTTGCTTTTTAACGATTCTTTAGCACCAGTAGAATGGAGTTTTAGTACTTATGCTCGTCCTACGCTACATAGTGCTCAGGCACGTTGTATAGAGGAAGCTTTATGGGCTATGTATGTTGGAGCTACTACGTTTGATTCGAGTACGGGTGTTTTTACTGCTACTGGTGACGCTAATACCTTAGTTGCAGGTACCACTAATACTTTTAACCTCACACAAAGTGATGTTTCTGCAATGAGTGAGGCTTTTGAAATTTATTTTATGTTCAAACCTACTGGCGGAACTAACCAAGTATATAAAATTACAAAGGCTGCCGTAAATTCAGTTACAATTGATTTTGACATTGATGGAATTGCTACTATTCAGTGGTCTGGATTTGGTTCTGAACTTTCTGATGAAGGTACTACTATCGTATCACCAAGCATTAGTGCAGGAATTGATTCAACCACGAACTTTATTCGTAATCGTATCTCTACAGTAACTATGTCAAGAACTGATCTATACGTCGGGGAGCCAAGCGCTGCTGAACTTACAGACGTTACTGGAAGTATTACAGATGCAACTGGAACAGATAATACTTTTGTAGTTGCTGGGAATGTAACCTCAGTAGCAACCGCTGGTTTAGGCATTATTGGTACAAACATTCCATCTGGTACTACAATTACATCTTCTACGCATGATGGTGGAACCCCTGGCGCAACTACAATCGTAATGAGCGTAGCTAGTACGGATACTGTAGCAGCGCCTAAAGTATATTCTCGCGCTACGGATGTTTATAATATTGTCCTCACTGGAGGTTCTATTAACTTCGAGAATAATATTTCTTATCTTACTCCTGAAGAATTAGGTCAAGTAAATAAGCCTTTAGGTAATATTACTGGAACTCGTTCAATTTCTGGAAATCTGACTTGTTACTTAGATAGCGATCAGACTTCTAGTAAATCAGGAGAGTTGTTTGCAGACTTAGTGTCTGATAGTGACACAGTAAGAAATAATTTTGACCTGGATATTAATATTGGGGGTGCAACAGCCCCTGCTTTGACCTTCTCTATGCCTACAGCTCATTTAGAGGTTCCTGTTATTAATGTAGAAGATCTGCTTACTCTTGATATTGCGTTTCATGCGCAGCCATCAGGTGGAAACATTGACGCTCAAAACGAAGCTACAATTATCTACAAAGTAGCGTAATAGAAAAAAATAAATCTTGACTTTTCGAAGTCGCTTTAGTATAATTATTAAATCTACGGGGGAGTTCTACTCCCCCTTCTTTAATTAAATTAGGATTTTTATATTATGAGTGATATTTCTTTAAAAAGTTTAATGAAGCCATCCATGACCGTTTCGATTGATTTTCCGGGCATGAATGGTTTTTCTGTTGATTTATGTTACCTAGCAAGAGAAGAGCTACTTGCACTCCGCAAGAAATGTGTCTCAAAGAAATTCAATCGTTCAACACACCAAGCAGAAGAAATTATCGATGACGATAAGTTTCTTACTGAATATGTAAAAGGCGTAATTAAAGGTTGGACAGGCTTAAAGTTATCTTATTTAGAAGAGCTTCTATTAGTAGATACTGAAGGCATGGACCCAGACCAAGAATTACCCTATTCTCTTGAAGAGGCTGAGATTCTTATGAAGAACTCTACTTCTTTCGACACTTGGGTATCTGAATCTTTAGGTGATCTTGAAAATTTTACCAAGAACAAGTCTCAGAGTGTCTGAAACTTGTTGAAAAGGTATTAACTTCAAACGAAGATATTTCA